GTGTTGACCAGGTAATCGCTCGTCGAATCGACTGTAACGCGAGCAACCGTTACGGTCCACGGCCCGACACCAGTGAGCGGAAACCGATAGCTCCGCTCATACCCACTACTCGTCTTGCCAGTGAACACAGCGTCTATAACCTGGATTTTCGGTCCAGTCGTTGACTGACAGCTGATCGTCATTTCGACAGACGTACCAGACACGTCGCCTGTGGACGTGTCTGTCGAGGATAACTCACCGATTTCAAGCGTAACTATCGCGGCGGTGAACTCCGGGTTGTCCAGCGTCCAAGTAACCGGAACAGCGTTGTACACTTGGGTTCCGAGAGAGTTAGTCTCCGATGCCGCAGCGAACCCTGGGATGTACGGCTGTGTCTGCGTCCCGTTCACCCATCCAATTGTCGCCCCTGTAAAATTAGCCGCGCCGTTGCTTTCCAGGACTGGAACACCGTCGAGATAAATCGACTCCATCCCGTTCACGAGACCTTTAATCTCGCCCTCGCAGAGCAAATCGAGCACACTGACGAAAGCTACCGACTGCAGCGAGTCAGGCGCATCCGACGCTGCGCCGCTTCCTCCGCCAGATTTACCGCCGCCGCCCGCGCCTTGTGGGGATATAAGCCGCTTCATTGGCTTACCCTTCGATGGACGTAAGTAGACCGGTCTCGGTCGCTGCGCTGCTCATGTCCACGGCCTGCAGCGTTGCACTTATCGCTTGGCCTCCGATCATCATCAAACCATAAACAACCGGGACAGGACTGCCCTGTTGCGCATTGTCCGTAGGGCCGTTGAAGGCGTAAGACTGCAACGAATTCGCAGATCCTGTCTGCAGCTTCGTTAGCAGCCCTGTGACACCCGACAAGATCAATCCTGCGCCCATCGATATCAACGCACCGCCGGTGTAGCCGCCGATCCCTGTCCACCATGTGAACGCGATCAGCACAACGCCTACGACGATCTCCAGGATGCTCCCGAGATCGCCTTTGGCCCCTACCACTTCCGGAGAAATAATCAGCCTGCGGCCGGCCGGCAGGCCCAGCTCTTCTTCAGTTCGGCTCCGCTTATCGACGATGACGTGATACCTAGCTCCCGCCTTGGCGCGCTCGATCATGTAAGCCTTGAAGTCCGGCCGCTCAAGACCTATCAGTCGCAGCGCCTCGCCTGGGTCGCGACACACGAGCCTGCGCTTGCGTCCGAACCGTTTCCCAAGCTCGCCGGCCAAATATACTTCGGTGTACTGAGCATCTACGAGACGCATAGCTGTGTCTTATGCCTTAAATAGTGAGTTGTATGTTTCATCCAGTATCCGCCGTAAGTCGTTATTTCCGACAGACGGCGATCCACATGGTGCAGAAGCTTACCATCGCCTATGTAGATTCCGGCGTGATTCGGCACCCTAGAAACATACTGCATAAGCAGAATGTCACCTCTCTGCAGGTCTCGAACTTTGGTTGGCACAGAGACAAGACCATTCTTCTCGTAACCGTTGACGTAAAGGTTCTCTCCCTTATCCCACCAGTTATTTACCCGCTCTTCCTGGCTTAGCTCGATACCCAGCTCCCGCTTATACCAGTCACGGACAAGGGCGTAGCAGTCCATAATGCCATGCACAAAAACGCGGCCGAGATAAGGGGCTTCGTACCCCGTTGGTTCCGTGTAGCTGTGCCCCGCTTGCGGCCAGCTTACGATGTGCCAGGGAACCTGGTGTTCCTCAATGCTGACAAGATCAGCCTGCGTCGGCGCTGCGCTACCGTTGGGGTGTGTGTGCCATATCGCCGTGACCTCGTGATCGACATTAAGAAACCCCCACTCCTGCGCCGAAATTTTGAATGTCTCGTACGGGTTATCTGCCACGTTCCTGCACTCGACAAGCGCCAGGTTATCCCCGTTCTTTATGATTGCTCCACAGCGTTCCTTCGGGTGGTTGCATGTTTCCGCCTCAAGCTTCGCTATTGCCAGCATCTGTCGAACTAAATCATTGGGTGTTGCCATATATCTGTGCTCCAGGAAACCCGCCATAGGGAAGCAACGTGTTCGTGCCGAACCGCGCCTGGCACGATGTCAGTTTTTTTCCGCATTGATCCGCACCGACCAGCGATTGCGGAACATCGTTAATATCGAAATACTTTCCGGGGGTCGCCACCCAGGAGCATTCCGCACTTTCATAAATCCAAGGACAGCTGTTCTGAAGGACTTGCCGGCACGGCAGCATTAATCCCACCAAGTCGAATGAAGTGGTAAGTTCAAACTGCACCTCAACGGAGGTTTCAGAAACTTTACGATTCACAAAATAGATATCTTGCGGAAATTCCTGGGTAGGATCGGCCGTGGGTTGATCGTCAAGGAATTTTGCAAACGTGCGTTTACGAGTGATCTTCGCGCCGACCAGGTCTCCGTATTGGAGAGCCGTCGCGGAAATAATCCCGTTAGCATTCGATACCGTCAGCGTCGGATTCGGCGTTGCACCTTGCCCGCTGAACTCAAAGCCGGCGGCTTGAAGGGGAATCGGTTGGTAATTGATTCCTTGAAATACAATCGGACGGCGAAACTCGTCAGTACCTGAATAAAAATAATCGATAGTGGCAAACCCAATCACCGACGTATCGAGTATGAAAAGTTCGATCAGCGCGTTAGGCGCTAGTTTTTGTATTTCACCGCTAATTTCGCTCATGTCTAGTCCTAGTCTGGGTCAAATACCTGCGTGAATGTGACGGAAATCGTTACCTGCCCTGCGTCTGTTTCGGCGCTCTTTATTTCTCCCGTGGTCTTGACCTTGATCGCCTTCGAGCGTCGAGGTGGAGTCCACCAAAATCGTTGAAACCCTGCTTGTTGGATCAAGAACCAGTGAATTTCATCTGCCTCGTCTGGCCACCGGTTAAACACGAGTGTCCACACCTGCGGAAGAGTGTTCAAACCCGCGGGAGTGTCTTGAGAGTAGCCATCACCGTAAGCAGCGGTGAGGACGTTAGGCGTCACCGACGACGACGCGCCGTAATCCGGTTGCCAGGTAAAAATCGCCAGATCCGCCATTACTGATTCACACTCTTTATGATCTTGTTGACCTGACCGCCAGGCTGCGCGTGCTTACGAACGATTTCGATGACTGACGACTCCAGTTCTTTTTGCATTGCATCGTTACGCACGCTCTGCGTTTGTGAACCCTGTGTTCCCGTACCGAGGGAACTGGTATTGCTGTTGTCGATGTTGAACGTCAGCGCCGTACCGCCGCCTGAAACTGTTGGTGAAGACACAAAACCACCGGTTGCAAAGTGGCTTCTACCCGCTGAGGATTGCGAACCATTTGATCCGTTCAAAGCCTCCAAAAGCGGTCTATTAGCTGCTGTGGACGCAGCGTTCACGACGAACTCTCCGTTTGAGAGCATCGCCGGGATGCTGTCGCTCGTGCTCGACCCCGCGCCCGTGATATGTCCGCCCGTTGCGTACCCCATCGCAGACCCCGAAAAGCCCGTTGAAACGCCGCTGGATGCCTCTCCTGCAGTACTTCCTCCGAACGTTGAGCCTGTCGTTCCCGAGACCCCTCCGCCAAACGCTGAAATGAAGCCTTGCTGAATTAACTTGAACACTTGAGATTCCGCAGCTTGTACCTCCATCTTCAGTAAGGCTTCGGAAAACGAAATAGCTAAGTTCAGGAAATTTATCTTTCCGGTCTCTGCAAACTTAACGACTGCATCCGTCAGCCCGTCGAACAGATTTGAGAACGCTCCCGCCACTTGACCTGACGTGTTGTCGGCTTGAGTTTGAAATTTCTGCCACGAGGCTTCCACTCCATTTTCCCAGCTGCCCTCGTTCGCTTTCATCTTGTTATAAGCGTCGGTGTCCTGCTGCACCAGGGTGTCGTAAAGATTCTTTTGGGCCGCGATCATAGCCGTATAGTCTGTTGAACTGTTTGGATCTTTCAACTGATCCGCTTGAAGACCGCCTACTGCCTTTGTGTAATTGTCCTGAGCATCTTGGATTTGCTTTTGCAGCTTCTGTTGATCCGGGTCTTGACCGCCCGGTGCAGTTTGCTGATTTAGCGACTTTTGATTCTCGGTGCTTTTTGCATTCAGAACCGCTTGGTAAGCCAGCAGCGCATTCGCACTCTTCGTCGTCGCGTCGTCCGACTTCTGCGCCGACAAGGTCACACCGTCGAAAAACCCTTGGGTTGCCGCGGCGACCTTGTCCTGGTCCGCTATAATTTGTGCGTTTATCTTTGCGCGCTGATCTGCGTTCAGTGATTTGCTCTGTAGTGCCTTCTGAAGAATCGCGATCTCGCTATTCGCAGCGTTTATCTGATCCGTCTCCGCCTGCGCGAGCAAGTCACGTTGCTGCTGGTAATAGGACGAGGCACTGATAATTCCGTCTTTGTACTCGTCGTCTATGCTCTTCTGCGTAGTCGATATGGCGTCGAGTTCGAGTTTCGATGCGTCCTCCACCGACTTGACGGCACTGTCCATCTGCGTCGTATCGACAGATCCCGTTCCTGGGGTCTTTTTGTCCTTATACTTGTTGTTGATGTTGGCCTGAAGGTCGATCTGCTCTTCGGGACTCGCGCCGGCTGCGTCCGTCAAGTTCATCGCGTCGGCCAACTCTTTCGCTCGCTTTTGTGCTGGCGTGAAAAACTCGGCTTCGAGAATGGAAAGCCGCTGCTTCGCGTTGATCGTTGCCGTAGCGAGCGCTGCGGCCGACGCTTTAGCCGCTGCATCTGCCTTCTGCGCGGCGAGCGCTTGGGTGTCCTTGTCCAGGCCTGCTTGCTCGTCAGGCGTCCACTGGTCACCCTGCTGTTTCTTCTGGTCCTGCTGGCGGGAGACAGACTGCTCCAGAGTGGGTCCATTAACCGCACTACCTACCACTTCTATGGCATTGGTGACCGCGTCTTTGATGGCAATCCAGTCCTTCTCAATCGTGCCGGCATTTGCATGCATATCGGCGGTTCGCTTCTCCATCGCATCAGCGAAAGCGTCCGTAGCGACCTGCACAGCGCCCGTAGTGTCACCTTCTTTTTCGAGTGCAGCGATTTGGTCATATACCGCAACAGTGAGGTAGTGGTATTGATCGTTCAGCGCCACAGACGCCTTTACAGGGTCGTCAGCGAGCTTCGTGAAGTCGTCCACCATCTGCTTCACGGAAATGCTGGTGAACGTCGCAGCGTCCGCCGTAGCCGTTCCAATAGTGCCGATCTGCTCAGCTGTGAATTTGCCCGTACTGGCGAGCGCGGCAACCGCTTCCGTCGCGGTTCCTATGGTA